GCGAGTGGGGAATTGTGGATATATATACTTACTAACCCCACAGAAAATACAAGAATCTCACAATGAAACATTTTCTAAAACAATCTATCAACTATCCGAACTGGTGGTACAATTACAGGATTCCGTTTTACAGATTAAAATTCAAAGAAAATCCCGTTTATAAGTTATACTATTGGACATTTAAAGAGCGTTTTGATTTGGAAAGCAGGATATACCTCAAAGAAAATGATGAAGTTCACCCTTATCAGAAATTTCACAAAGAAAGATTAGCAAAAAGGTATTATGGTATTCCTTTTCATAAGAGGTTGTTTGCCCTGTTGTTTTATTTGTTATGATTAAGGACCAAAAACTTCGAGAGATACTGAAATGGTATCCCCATAAAGGACAGGAAGAGGTCTTGGGGTGTGATAACGGAGAAGTATTGATAAGAGCAGGAAGAAGATGGGGAAAATCGGCGATTACGGGATATATTATTGTAAAGTTCTTTTTAGGAGCGTTATCTGATATTAGGAAAGGAAAAAAGCAAAGTTGTAAGATATGGATAGTGGCTCCGACTTACGAATTGGCGAGTAAGGTGTTTGAGTATGTGGTCAAATTTTTGTTGGCTTTTGACAGGAGTTTCGGACAATTCGTCTCTTCCAGACCTGTTCCGCAGGTAAAAATTTCGGAATCCGTGTGGATACAATGTAAGTCTGCCACTGAACCGATGTCTCTTTTAGGAGAAGAATTAGACCTATGTGTAGTGGATGAAGCGGCGAGAATATCAGAAAAGATTTATCAGCAGTATATCTATCCATTAACTATAGCCAAGAGCAGGGATTGTAGAACATACTTGATTTCTACGCCAAGAGGTAAGAATTGGTTCCAGAAAATGGATTATATTCTTAAAGAGAAAGGAGCTTCTTTTCACTTTACTTCATTGGATGGAGTGGAAACTGACGAGATAAAGTTAGAAGGAATCAAGAGAGTGATGCCAGAATTGCTTTTTAGACAGGAATTTATGGCAGAGTATGTGGACGAAGCAGGAACAGTGTTTAGGAATTTAGACAAGGTTATAATTAGTGATTTGCAATTACAGGAAGCAAGAGCGGGAAAGTTTTATACTATAGGAGTGGATTTGGGAAGAGTAGATGATTATACGGTAATTACTGTGGTAGATAGTCAAACTAACGAAGTAGTACATTGGGATAGGTTAAAAGGAGTGGATTATACCTTACAAAAAGAGCATATTATCCAGAAGGCGAGAAGGTATAATAATGCCAGGGTGATTATTGATGCTACGGGAGTGGGAAGACCTATTTATGAGGATTTATTGCAATCAAGGATATTTGTAGAAGATTTCACTTTTTCCGGTAAGACCAAAATGGAACTTATAGGAAAATTGATAGTGTTTGTAGACGAAGGATATTTAAGAATACCGCCAATAGAACTATTAGTAGATGAGTTAAAGGCGTTTGAATATAATTATCTTAATGAAAAAACAGGAGAACCACTTAAAACAATCAGTTATACTGCTCCAAGGGGATACCACGATGACGCAGTTATGAGTTTAGCGTTAGCGGTTTGGGGATTAAATCCTGGAAAACCATTACAAATCAATCCATTAAAAGAATTATTCAAAAGTCAAAGAATTAAAAAAATAAGAAGTTTTATTTAATATGCCACGTGGATATTCAAAATCAGCAAGTTTGTCTAAATCAGCTCCTAAAGCAAAAATAATGATGGCGGAAACTGGGAAAAGAACAATAGTAGCTAAAGAAATGGGACGGATGACTATAAAAGAAGCTAAAAATAAAGCGTAATATGCCGTTAAAAAGAGGAGGTTCTCAAAAAACAATATCAAGTAATATCAAAGAGTTGCGGCATAGTGGTTATCCCGCAAAGCAGGCTATCGCCATAGCTTATAGCAAGTCCAGGAAATCAAAGAAGAAATGAATGAGATTATAGATAGAATTAAAAAAGAAATACAATACTCCGATTATAAAAGGATTTACCAAAATCCGTCTTTTGCTCCTACGCAATGGTCTTTATTGGATTTGATTGAAAGATATTCGTTGTCCCAGTTTAGAGACGGTGATATTCAAGGCGGATTGCAACAGGTGTTCTACAATATCTCCACTTTTCCAGTTGAGGTGGCGGCAAAGCAGATGGATATTGATACGAAAGATATCCGTATTATTTCGGAAGATGAGAACTATTGGACTGCCTGGTTGATGGAAAAGGAATTAAATCAATGGATGAAAGAAAGTTATTTTGCCAGAGAACTAAATAGATATGTTTATAATTTACCAAGAGATGGACACTTAGTTCTTAAAAAAGTTGATAATGAAGTTAAAATAGTGCCATTAAGAAACCTTATTTTTAGACCAGATAATGCGGTTTCGTCAATTAAAAACATACCCGTTATAGAAATACATTCTTATCTGCCTGACGAATTTTATAAAGAAGGGAAAATGAGAAGTTGGGAACAACTTAAAGATGTCGCTGTTTCTTCTGTTGATTACCAATTTTATACGGGAAGAAGGCAAGATGAAGTCGGTAAAATAAAAGTTTATGAGTGCTGGTTTCCGGAAGGATTTTTAAAAAGCAGGGATAATTATTTCTTGGTTTCTCACGATGGTCATATTTTAGCTTCGGTTAAAATAGATAGTCCTTATAAAGATTTGGCGTGGGAAGAAGTTGAGGGAAGAACCTTGGGAAGAGGACAGGTTGAAAAAATTATGCCAGAACAGATTTACTTAAATAGAATATCCAACTATAAAGCGGAGGGATTACATTGGACTTCCAAGCATTTATGGCAGACAAGAGACCAAAACATCAATTCCAACTTTTTATACGAAACAGAAAACGGAGATGTTATTCGGGCAGTTTCTGAAATTACTCCTATCGCTATGGAGGAAAGAAATCTTGCTTTCTACAATCAGGAAGAACAGAGATGGGAACAAAATGCCTTTAAAAAAACATTTACCACAGAACCATTGACTGGTTCGAGAGCCCCTGCTGGAACGCCATTGGGTTCTACTATATTACAAGCAAAAATGGCTGGAGGGTTCTATGACCAAAAGAAAGAGAATTTAGCTTCATTTATTAAGGAAGTATTGTGGGATTGGGTTATTCCAGAGTTCAAGAAGGCGAAAAAAGGAAAACACGAGATATTTATGAAGAACTTGATGTCTTCTGACGAAGATAGCGAAAAGTTCTTTAAGCTACAATTATCAGAAAAAATGAGAAAATTGATGGTAAGTAGTAAATATCTAACTTCAGAACAATGGAAGATAAGGAGGGGAATACAGGCGGAAATTTTAAGAGACCAAAAAGTTGAAATACCAAGAAGTGTTTATGAAGATTTAAAATATAAACTTGAAATAACAATAGAGGGAGAAGAAATGGATTTAGCGGGAAAATCACAAGTACTGCAAACAGTATTACAATTATTATCAACTAATCCTGCTATTTTACAGGACAAAAGAACAAGGAAAGTATTTTATAAAATGTTAGATATTGCGGGATTTAATCCAAGAGAAATAGATTTAGAAGAACCAGAAATGGGAATGGAAGAACAAGTGCAACAAGTCGCAAACCAAAGAGGTGGTTCAACGGCAAGACCGCAACCAAATTCTTTTTCCCAATTACCACAAACAATAATGGCTTAAAATGTACACAAGACCCCAGACAGAATTTTTAAAAATGAACCGTGCGATAATTACAGATATTATCAATGTTCGGTTAAATGAGTTAAAAGATAAAATTATAGAAACAGACAATGAAGAAGCGAAGCAAAAAGCGACAATATTAGCAAGAGAAATAAAGTCAATACTTATTATTTTAGAAAATTTGGGGAAAGAAAAGCCGAAAGAGAAAGATAATTTTACTGGATTGTAAATGGTCGGTGGAGGCGTAACCACTCAAAAACGCATTGAGTTCATAACACTCTATAAAATTATGGCAGAAGAAAACATTGAGGAAACCATTGATAACCTTGGGGAAGGAGAAACCCCAATAGAAGAAACTCCTATCGGGGAGGAGGAAACCCCTGAAACACCTCCGCAAGCTCCTTCAGAGTTGGAGAAAAAGAACAAAGAGCTTTATGCCAGAGCAAGGAAGGCAGAGGAAGAAGCTAAAAGATTAAAGGCGGATTTAGCCCAAAAAGGACAACCTTCTATGGCTGAACCAGATGTCTTTGACTTAGCTAAAACTGTGTCTTCTTTAAGAGATTTTTCCGAACAGGAATTAGACTTTATTGCTATAATGGCAAAAGCTAAAAATCTTACTCCGCAAGAAGCTGCAAAAACTGAAGAAGCTAAATTGTATGTAGCAGCATCGAGAGAAAAGGTCGCAAGAGAGAATAAAATACCTTCTCCCTCTTCGCTTGGTGGCGCTTCGTTTGATAAGAAAGTTTCCTCAACAATGAAAGAGGAAGAAGTAGATTTGATTCTACAAGAGAGATTTAAAGAAGCGCAAAGAAAGCAGACGGGAGTATAGGTACATTAAAAAATGGCAGCAAATCCTTCACATAGAAGTTGGCAACCCGATATTTTCTCGGACTATATCAAGATGTTCTTTAAGGTGAAATTGGTCGCCGCAGCTCACTTCACTGATTTTTCAGATGATGTGGCTACAGGAGGAGAATCTATTTATATCCCAGCATTGGGAGAATTAGCAGCTCCTTCAAGTGTTACCATTACAACTGGTGCGCTGACAGACCGATATGTCGCTGACACAAGAACAAAATTGGTCGTGGGAACTTGGGATGCGTGGTCTTTGAGATTTACCGATTTCTCAATGGCGCAGATTGCCAACAAGTACAATGTCCAGAAAGCATATACCGAAGCCATCGCTAATAGCTTAGCAAAGAAGTTTGATACTGCTTTGTTAGAAGCCGCAAGAGATGGTCTTATATTAAGAGTTGGAGATTCTGGCTCTATGAGTACAACAAAAGCTCGAGATGCTATGCAAGTCCTTGACTCTTATAGCATACCCAGAGAGGATGTTATCTGGATTATGGGCCCTAAGTCCTATTGGGACTTAATGAGAAGAAATGCTATCTTTGACGCAAGTATGTTCGGGGGTGGGCGTGCTCCAATGACAACTGGGAAACTGGTTACATTGTTTGGCGTTCCTGTCACCGTTACTACGCAAGTGCCAACGCAAATTATTGGAATTAAGGAGACAAACTTCTTAATCCATAAAAGAGCGATGGCGTATGCGTTTGCGAACATTGACGGTATGGCTTCGGGGCCAAGAATACAACTTATCAAAGGAGATGGGTTGTACAGCAGGCTTGTTGGGGACTTTGCCTACGGTGTCAAGATTCTTGATACTACCGCAGGAGTAAAAGCCTACGCAATGCCAAAATAGAGTAACATTACTAATTAATGTCGTTCTCGGGGAGAGAATCATACGCTTTTCCCCGAGGCGTATGAGAACGATAAAATGAAAAACATAGTTTATTTTGCTGACTTTTCTGAACCGCAATATGCGTTCACGAAAGAGATAGAAAGAACTTTGAAAACTAAATATAAAGTAGAGAGTGTCAATGACAGAGATTTTGATATGGCGGATTTATTAAAGAAAGCCAAGAAAGTAGATTTATTCTTATTTCATCAAGGAGGGGTCCATACTGATACTGAAATGAATTATCCTGTTTCTGTTGAAAGATTAAAACAAATACTTACCGCAATAACCTGCAAAAAGGTTTGTTGGTTCACAGATAAGGTTTGGTTTCTTAATGATAAAACAATGGAAGAAACAATACCTTTGATTGATTATGTTTTCTTGAATGACGACACTTGGGTTAGAAGACATAAGTACGATAATGTTTTTCCGTTACATTTAGCCACTGGCTCTGCCTTAAAAGGATTGCCAAAAAAAGAATACGCTTGTGATCTTGCGTTTTATGGAGAGATTTATGGGTTTAATAAGCCATATATCGAGTTCCTGAAATCAGAATATGGAGCAAGATTCAAAGTATTTCCTACTCTTATTGGTCAAGATTTAGCAGATTTAATAGCTTCGGCAAAGATGATTTTCACTCCTGTTCAACCTTATGAAGAGTTTTATTGGGATGATAGAATTTATCAGATATTAAATCACAGAGGATTGGCTTTATTCCCTATGTTTGAAGGATTAAAAGAAGAAGGATTTATTGCTGGAGAACATTATTTAGGGTATAAGATGGTTCATCAATTAAGAGGGATTATTGACCATTACCTTAATAATCCAGAGGAAAGAGAAAAAATAAAAGAACAAGGATATAAGTTTATTCAAAGGTTTAGTTATGAAGAAAGAATTAAAGAAATAATGAAAAGAATAAAATGAGGCTACGTACTTCTTTGTCGGTAATTTCGTTTAATGAAAAAGCCAAGAAAACTTGGGGAATGGAAGATTGGCACGGATTAGATGACCCAGACCAAGATGTATTATTTTTCGGTCTTTATACAAGAAATGATTATGATACTTTCAAAATACACAAAGGCAAGAAAACGGTATTCTGGTGTGGCTCTGATATTCTTAATCTTACGCAGAATTATGAGTCCAGAAGAATACTAAAGTTATTTTCAGACACAGAGCATTGGTGTGAGAACGAAGTAGAGAAAGTTAATTTAGAGAGATGCGGAGTAAAGGTTATTGGAGTTTGTCCTTCTTTTCTTGAAAGCGTTTATGATTTTCCAGTTTCATTTAAGCCGTCAAAAGAACCACATATATTCTTATGTGGACATCAGAAGCGAGAAGGAGAATATGGTTGGGATTTAGTTGATTGGTTGGCGGAACAATTACCAGAATTTACTTTTCATCTTTATGGAGTGGATAAAACAGATAATCCAAGATTATTAGATACTTTAAACGAAATAGACACATATAAGTCAAACATAATTAGACACGGGAAAGTATCGCCAGAACAATTTAACAGAGAAATAGCACAATATCAATGCGGATTAAGGACAAATGAACACGATGGAGCATCAGAAGTAATGGTGAAAAGTCTTCTAAACGGAGGTTATCCAATAACTCGTATTAAATATCCTAATGTATGGAATTATGATTCGGCAGAAGAATTGATTGAGCAGTTGAAAAGATTAAAAAACCAAAAAGAACCTAATCTAATAGCAAGGTCGTATTATCTGAGTAAATTGAATCAATTTCCTTGGTGTTCTCCTAATTATTGGACACCTAAACAATAATGCCTAAAAAAGGGAATACACCTTGGAATAAAGGACTGAATAAGGAAAAAGACGAGAGAGTGTTAAGGTATGGTATTAAGGGAAGTAATACAAAAAAGGGACAGAAACTTTCAGAAGAACACAAAAGAAAGATTAGCAAAGCCCTAAAAGGTAAAAAACCAAAAAATCTTGATAATATTAAGGGCTGGAACAAGGGAAAATTGCACTTGGGAGGTTCAAATCATTGGAATTGGAAAGGAGGTATAAATTTAGAGAATGAAAGAATAAGGCATAGTTTAGAATGGCAAATTTGGAGAGATGAAGTTTATAGGAGAGATAGATGGATTTGTAGATTATGCAAAAAACATTGTCAAAAGAAAGAGATTGTCGCACATCATATAAAATTATTTTCAGAATTTCCAGAATTAAGATTTATTGTAGATAATGGATTGACCCTATGTAGGGGTTGTCATATAAAAATTCATCAAAAAGGTCGTAATCAAAATAAAGAGGGGGCACAAAATTATGGAGAAAATTGAGAAAAATGGTGGATTTCTTAGTTATTTGCCAAGTGATATTGATGGAGAGGCAATGGAATTAAGTCAGATATTTGTTGATAAAGGATTAAGAGAAAAAGGATTAGGTTCTGAAATGTTTTCTGAACTGATAGAGATATCTAAAAGTAAGGGACTTAAGAAGATTATTACTTTTTCAAGCACTAATCCCGATACGGAAGTATTTGGTAAATTCTTAGTAGCTTCGGGATTTATTAAGTTAAATGAGGCAAATAATGTTGGTGATAAATGGGTGTTAGATATTGACAAAAAAGAAATAAGTAAAGAAGAAATCAAAAATGAAGAAATCAAAACACCAAGGAAGAGAGGTAGACCCAAAAATGCCTAAATTGAATGTTCTAATCACGGGTGCTGGAGGGACAAATGGAATGAATGTATTAAAAGCTCTTGAAGGAAAGGGATATAACCTTATTTCAGGAGATGCAGATGAGTTATCAGTAGGATTATATATGACTAAAAGAAGGTATATTTTTCCCAAAGCCAGTGATGTTGGGTTTATACCTGCGGTAATGCAGGTATGCAAGTTTGAAAAGATTGACATTATAATACCAACTCACTCTGCTGATATTCTTGCCCTATCCGAATTTACCGAAGGTTTTAAGGAATTAGGATTAAGAATGTGTCTATCAAGACAAGAAGTGTATATTTTGACGGAAAACAAAGTGATTTGCTCAAAGGTATTGAAGGAAATGGGCATATATGCACCGAAGCTATTTGATAAGAAAGTCAAGTTTCCAGCAATAGTAAAACCAATATCAAGTACTGGAACGAAGAATACTCATAGAGTCAATAATCAGGAAGAATTAGAGTTTCACTTTAAGGATAAGGAAAGAATGTTTGCAAGTGAGTTTATAGAGGGGCAGGAATATACCATTGACGGATTGTCGGATTTGAAAGGAAAAGTTATAGCAACATTACCAATAACGAGAATAGAGGCGAAAGGAGGATTATGCACCAAAGGAAGAACAATCAAAGATAAGGAATTATCAGATTTGTCTAAGAAAATAGCAGAGAAATTTGAAATGGTTGGTTGTTGGAACATCCAGTTTATTAGAAATAAAAAAGGAACTTATTGTATAGATATAAATAATAGATTTCCTTCTGGTGGATTGCCATTAGCCGTAGCGTCAGGATTAAATATGCCAGACCTAATGATAAAGATGTTAATGGGAGAAAAAGTTAAAGTAAAATTAGAATATGGATTGACTCTTTTAAGGTATTGGTCTGGGATTATAATTGATAAAAATCATGAAGTTATAAAATGAAACAAATGACCGTAGCAATAGATGTTGATGGTATTATTAGGAATCATTTTGGTGAACTCAACGATAATGCAATTCCAGCTTTAGAATGGATAGAAAGCAAGGGGCATAAAATTATTTTAATGACTGCTTGTAAGGATTTCGCAGGGACAAAGCAATGGTTGAGAAAGTATAGGATAGGTTATGAACTTTACAAAAAACCGCCGGCGACAATGTATTTTGACGATAGAGCGATTCGCTTTAATGGCTGGAATGATTTAACTTCGTATTTATGAAAAAAGAAATTACAATTTTATTTATTCCATTTACTGGTTTAGGAAAACCAAATTACAGAGGAGATGAATGGTTTAAAAACAGAATAGAGTTGTTTCATAAATTTACTTTAAAATCACTTCTTAATCAAAGAGATAAAAACTTTGTAATATGGTGTCAATTTAGACCAGAAGAAAGAGATAATCCGTTAGTTAAAACGATTAAAATACCACTTCCGCATATATTCACTTTTGGAGGAATAGCATTTTGGGACGATAAGTATGCAGAAACCGAGAACGAAGGACTTTTAAAAAGATTAAATAATATATTGCCAGAATTAAAAGAGTTGGTAGGAAGAAAGAATGTAAAATTAGTAAATCTTGCTTCTGACGATATGTATGCGAAAGATGTTATAGAAAATATTAACAAAGAAGAGTTTAAAGAAGGAACGGCATTAACTCACAGGCAAGGATATATTTATAGTTATACTCAAGATAGATTGGCTTATTGGAAACCCACAACTCATCCACCATTTCATACGATAATGATGAAAAATGAAACATTTCTAAATCCGAGTAAGCATTTTGAGTTTATTAGATTAGTTAAAAGCCACGAATTTGTGCCAATAGTGTTTAAAGAAAAAGAAATGGGGGGTAGTAAGTATTGTGTAGTAGTTCACGACCATAATATCTCAACTACATTTGAACATCTGTTTGCACAGGGAGAGATATTTTATGAAGAACCAAAAAGTATTATTTTAGAGCAATTTGGAATTAAAAAGAAAACAGGAAAAGAATATAATTTTAATAATTTAAGTGAAGAAGTATGAGTCAAAAAAAGAGTATTTTGTGTGCGGTATTAAATCAGGGAGAAATAGAAACCAAATTATCTGATAGTTTGCATTATATGAAGAATAGTCCCGATTATGATGTTGAGGTTGAGTATTTTAATGAACAACCAATTTCTCATAATAGGAATATGATTGTGCAAAAGTTTTTAGCAAAAGGATATGATTATCTTCTTATGATTGATTCTGATATTGTAGCTCCGCCATCAGTAATAAATATGGCTGATTATCAAAAAGATGTCATTGCCGCTCTCTGCTTTATGTATAGAGATGGAATACCAGCTCCAGTGGTATTTGAAAGAAAATCAGAGGGTATGTATTCACCTATTTTATTAGACGACAAAGAAGGAATTATAGAAGTAGACGCAGTGGGAACTGGTTGTATAATGTTATCCCGTAGGGTTTTAGAAGTAGTAAAAGCACCTTTCTTAAATGAGTATGACGCAGATGGAATTAGAGTATTCGGTTTAGATATAGCGTTTAGCAGAAGAGCAAAAGAAAAAGGATTTAAGATATTTGCTAATCTTGATTATGTGTGCGACCACTGGAAAAGGTTAAATGTTAGAACATATTATGCAACTTTATATGGAGCATTGGAAGAAAACAGAAAATTGAAAGAACAGATAAATAAAGATAAAGGATATGTTGAGATGGACGGGCATAGTTTTTCAATGCCAGAAGACGCAGATGAAGGAATGAAATCAGTGATGCAGAACTTTGGAAATATAGAGAGAACTTGGGAGCCAATAACATCAGCTATTGTTAAAAATAGAGTTAAAGAAGGGCAAATAGCAGTAGATATTGGAGCAAGTATAGGATATTTTACTAATTTATTAGCAAGACAAGTTGGAGAAAAAGGAAAAGTTATAGCTTTTGAGCCAACACCAAATCAATTTCCTTATCTTAAAAAAAACATAGAGATAAATGGATATTCAGACAGGACAACATTATTAGAAATGGCAGCGTGGGATAAAAAAGAAAAAGTAAAAATGCCACCAATAGATAAGAAGTTTGAGTGTCAGGCAATTACTGCGGATGAGGTGTTTGAAGATTTAGGAATATTAGACAAAATAAATTTTATAAAAATAGATGTAGATGGTTCAGAGCCACAGGTATTAAGAGGGCTAATAAAGACATTTGAAAGTAATCCCGAACTGGAAATGATGTTTGAGTACTACCCAGCTTATATTGAAAAATGCGGAGGTTCAGCAAAAGAGGTTAAAAACTTAATAGAAAAGTATTTTACAATAAAGGTCATAGAAGAATTAGGCAGTTCTAATATGGATAAACATTGGAATTGGCACTGCATTAGAAAATAATATGGTATTAAACGATACTACAAATAAACAAAATAGCTTATATCACTACACAATTTTCCTTTTAGGATTAGATAGTGCTGATACAACTTCTTTTCCTATCGCTGATTTTACGAGGTCAGCTAATTCTTGGTTAAGAAAATTAGTATTTTTAATATGGAAAAGTTCTACTACTTGGGAGTTTGATGACAAGAATTACACTACTCTGCCAATCGCCACAACTACTTTAGTAGCAGAGCAACAAGATTATGAATTGCCTACAAATTCTTTAGATATCCAAAGAGTAGAGGTATTAGACCAAAATAATAATTATCTACTTGTAACCCAGTTTGACAAAGCCCAGATACAAGGTTCTGCCCTAACGGAATACTACGAAACATCGGGAACGCCAAGATATTACGATATTATTGGAAACTCTTTGTTTTTATATCCAAAACCAGCAACTACTGGCGTTACAACTGCTTTAGGATTAAAACTTTATTTAGCAAGAGATATAGACCAGTTTGTAGATAGTGATACTACCAAAGAACCAGGAATACAGTTGTCTTTACACCCTTATTTGGCTTATGGTGGGGCAATGGATTATGCGATAGCAAGAAATTTAGATAACGTAAAGGCAGAGAAAATACTATTAGTTATTAACCAATACGAACAGCAAATTAAAGATTGGGCGACAAAAAGAAATGTGGATATGAGGGTAAGAATACGTCCTAATATAAAAAACCCAATATAAATTATGACTACTTGGACTTTTCAAAGTGAAGCTGGAGAAGCGTGGGCATATAATGATAGTGATTTAGAATATAATTCTGCTACAGACCCAGATGGTATTGTGGTAAATTATGATTCTATCGGGAACGTTTCTTCTTGGTCGTTTCAAAATAAATCATAAATAATAATATAAAATAAATAAAAATATATGGCTTCAAATTTTCCGACAAGTTTAGATGCATTAACTAATCCTGCGGCTACTGACCCAGTAACCAGTCCTTCTCATTCTGCTCAACATACTAATATAAACGATATTGCTGAAGCAATAGAAGCAAAAGTTGGCATTGATAGTTCTGCGGTAACTACTTCACACGATTATAAATTAAGTGGAGTTACGGGTACAGATAAAGCTGTTTCTAAAACAGGAACAGAAACTCTTACCGCTAAAACATTAACAAGTCCCAAAATAGGAACATCTATTTTAGACACGAACGGAAATGAACTCGTAAAAATTACCGCCACAGGAGGTGCTATAAATGAGGTTACTTTAGTTAATGCAGCGATTTCAGGAAGTCCATCTATATCTGCGACAGGAGATGATACTGATATTTCTTTAGATATAAAAGCGAAAGGAACAGGAAAGGTAAAGGTAGGAACTGCTCTTTTGCAACTTCCTAATGCAGATGGTACTAATGGTCAGGTTATTAAGACTAATGGGTCTGCTGTATTAAGTTTTGTTGATCAAGCTACTGCTCCTGCGGCTGTTACTCTAATCCCACGACCTAATTTTATAAATACTGCATCATTAAGTGTTTTAGCAAATGCCGCTGATAATACGATTATGAAAGTAGGACAGATTGTTGTTCCCAATAGTATAACAGTAAATAAAATATCTTTTTGGGCTCAATCTATAAATGTGGCTGGAACTTGTAAGGTAGGTCTTTATTCAGAAGATGGGCAAACTAAAGTAATTGATGTTACTACAGCAAGTATATCTGGGGACAGCGTTGTTACTACGGCAGTTTCTTCTGTTGAGGTTACAGCAGGAGTATATTATGTATTCTTTGTTACGGTAAGTACTACAAATTTAGGTGTTTTTACTTGGACAGCAGCCACGAGTGAGCCATTAAAAGCAGGAGTAACTTCAGAACCAATTTTAGAAGGCACGGTAACAGTAACCGCAGGAACTCCACCAGCTACAATCACTCCATCGAGCGTTTCAGATGGTGATTCTAAAACATTATACATTAGGTTAGATAATTAAATGTTAATTATAAAAGACTTTCATCAAGGACAATCAAGTTCTCCTTATGTGGGAAACGGGGCTTTTGCAAGAAGTCAGAATTTAGATGTGTTTTCACAATCAGGAATTGCGAGAATAAATTATTTACCAGTAGCAGCTACGGGAACTATTGATGATTTACTTATAAGCATTACAAGGTCTTCTGTTTCTCCTACTACTTTTTACGCTGCTTCAAATAGTAATAAGGCGTATGTTATAGGACCAACAACAAATCCCGTAACTATTAGTGGATTATTAGAATCAAATCCTACTTCTGGTAAATATGTATTACATTGGAAAGGTTATTTATTAACATTTACAACTAATAATCTAAAGTATTTTGATACACCTAATTGGACTAATTTAGCAGGAAGTCCATTGTTTTCTCAGGCAACTATTCATAATTATTTAGTAAGCAAAAACGATGGAAGGGTATATTTTTGTGATGGGAGGTATATTTCTGTTTTATATGAAACATCTGGTCAAAATTTTACTCCTAGTAATGTGGCGACATTTAATGATGGTAATTGGAGTGGAACGCATCAGGTATTTACTTTACCAGAAGAATATCAAGCTCTTGGATTGGCGGAACTGGGAAGATATTTAATAATTGCTGCGGTTAATATAGATAATAATTTTTCTGAAAGTAAAAACCCAATAACAGCTTACTTTTTTTGGGATAGGTCAGCTTCAACTGTAGACCAAATTTTAGAACTTTCTGAAAAAAGAATGACTAATTTATTAGGAATTGGTGGAACTATATTTATATCTGGTGGCGATAAAGGAAAAATATGGAAAATAACCGAATCGGGATTACAGTTTCATAATCAAATACCGTTTGATTATGATAACGAAAAGACCATTCAAATAGGAGGTTTGGGTTATCCATCTATGGTTTGGTGGCAAGATATGTTATTAGTAGGAGTTTCTTCTAGTTCTGGATTATATCCTGCTGGAATTTATGGAATTAAGGATAATAAAATAGCGCACTTATTTTTAACTTCAGAAGGATTTGATGGTTCTACAAAAAATATAAGCATAGGTTCAATATATTCTTATGATGAAGGTACTTTCTTTTTTGGATGGAAAAATATAACCGATGGCACAATAGGATTGGATAGGATAATTACTTCGGGAAATCGCCAAATATCTTATTCTTCTTATTTTGAAAGTTTGTTTTATCCAGTAGGTACAAGGGGAGGAAAAAAGAGTTTTGATAAAGTAGAGGTGCAATTAGCAAGACCATTACAGACAGGAGAGGGGGTAAAGATTAAATGGAGAAAAAATATAAATGATAGTTTTACCACGCTGGGAACAAGAGATTATGCCACCGATGGAGCAATGTCTTCTTTAGAATTTGCAGGAATACATAATTGCGAGAATATCCAAATAAGATGTGAGCTTACTTGTGCCGCTTCTTCACAAAATACACCCTATATTACAGAGGTTCGCCTCATTTGAAATTATGCCAGAATTAGAAGAAATAAAACAACAAATAGAAGAATTAAGGTCGCAACTAAAAGAGAGAGATAACCAAATCTCTGAATTAAGAAATTTAATTAAAAATCATAATCATAAAGGATTAGAAACGATTGCTTTAGAAACTATTATTAAAAACGCTCAATATGTTGATAGTAAGCAATTTAAAGCAGTGGGCGTAGATGGTCTTAGTGGGACATTTACATCAGGAGATGGAACACCAAAAACAATAACGGTTTCTAAAGGACTCATCGTTGGTTCAAGTCCAGCATTAAATTAATATTATGGCTATAACATCACCAATAGGTTCTACCGAAAGAACCAATGAATTATTACAAGAAGCGTCAAAGATAACTGGATTACCAGCACAGACTTTTCCATTGTCAATACCCAAAAACTCTGTTTCTACACAAATAGATTTATCTAAAGCACCATCTGTAACACCAGATACATCAGGAACATCAGCAATGATTGGCGGTTTTCTTAATCAGTTTCAGGGACAGAACCAACAAATAACTGATGCAATTAAAGGAACACAGCAGAATTTACCAAAAACTTCTGCTTTAGCAAATATATTTAGCGGATTACAAAAAAAGAGAGAAGATTTAAGGGCTTCCCAATCATCTCAACAAGAACTTTATACCCAAACATTATCTCAATTTGGATTTACGCCAGAGAGATTTGCGAAACAACAAGAGTTAATAGGGCAGATGACTATCTTTCAGCAACAACAAGCAACCATTGAGGCAGAGAAAAATAGCCGTATTTTAGGGGCAGAACAGCAGTATGCGGGGCGTTTGAGTAGTTTATTAAGAGGAGAGCAGGGATTGATAGAAAGGCAGTATAACAGCAAAATAGCGGCTGTGGCAGGACAAGCGGCAGTAGTAGGACAGCAATATCAATTAGAACGAGGAATGTTCCAAGATGCTATGCAGATGACAGATAAGATTGTGGATTTAGCTACTTTTGACCAAAAACAGAAGTTAGCAGATTTGGACTGGGTTAAAGATACTTATGTAGATTTGTTTAATATGATGGACAAGGAAGAAAACGAGCAATGGGACAGAACTTATGGATTGGCTAAAGATGAATTAGACACGAGAAGGCAAGAAGAGAGAGATAAGATTGAAGATGCTTTTAAAAATAGGCAATTAGCAATTAGCGAGGATAAATCACAAAAAAATAATAATGATTTATTTACTACTACCCAACTAAATAAGGGAGCGGCAAATGCTAGTGTTACTTTAGAAGATTTTAATAACTTTGATTATGAAGCAAAGAATTATTTTATTAATAATAATGACGCAATCAATAAAGTTATTAAGGAAATAGATGCTTCAAGGGGAGATAAGAGTATAAATTCTTCTGAACTAGAAGGAGAGATAGCTGATAGCGATATTCCAGATGAGGTTAAAAATTATTTAACTAATTATTTACATAAAAATAGTCAAGGAAATACTGAGAAAACAAAATCTTGGTGGCAATTTTGGAAATAATATGGCAATTCTATCTTTACAAAATTTAGAGAAATTGAAATTAAATAATCCTTCTAATTTTTCAGGACAAGTTATAAGACAAACTCCACAGAAAAATGTTTTTGATGCAACAATAGATAAAATTTCAAGTGGGATACAAGATTTTATTGGTGAATATACTAATCTTCCAACAGAAAGGGAGAGATTATTGGCTAGTAGTGGAGTTTCTCAAGATACTAAGCAACAAGCATTCCATCTTTATTTAATGAATGATATTAAGAAACAACCAAGTCCTCTTGGGTTAAAAGAATTAGCTCAATCTCATTTAGATGATGTTGCTAATATTACAATAGGATTTATTTCTCCAATTAAGAAACCAGTTAAAAATGTAGTAAAAATAACAGAAAGCTTAACCCCTGTTGAAAAGGTTATTCAAGCATTAAAAGAAACAAAACCCATAAGGGGAACTCAAGAAACATTATACACAGCAGAGAGAGCAAAAAGATTTGCAGCAGCAAAAGGGATAGGACAACAAACCAAAGGACAGGCAGGGTTTTTTGCTGAATTATCTAAACTAAAAGGAGATTTACCTAAGGTTCAATTTGAATCATTAAAGGGAAAAATTAACCAAGAAAATGTAGATAATTTATTTGATGAAATAACTAGCAGTCCTAGACTTTCTTACTTAGAAACATTTTCTGCACGAACTGGATTATCTAAATTATTCGGAGAAACAGGTGGAACAATTCCAACAAAAGGAGAATTAGATTTATTAAATAAGGTATTTCCAAAAGAATTTACTCAAACTCTTTTAGAAAAAAGACCATTGTTGCAAAAGATTAAAGATTTAGGAATTGAATTAGCGAATGTTCCTCGTTCTATTATGTCGTCTACTGACCTTTCTTTTGGCGGTAGACAAGGTTGGTTTGCCGCACCTTCTTTTCCAAAAGAATTTATAAGTTCTTTTAGACAACAATTTTCTAATTTAAGCAGCGAAAAAATATATCAAATAAATCAGGATGTTATTAAAAAGAATCCTTTGTTTGACTTGGCGAAGGAGAGTGGTCTTTCTTTCACGGATTTGGGAATGAGTTTATCTCAAAGAGAAGAACAATTCCAATCAAATTTAGCCGAAAGAATACCCGCAATAGGAAAAGTAGTGAGAGCAAGTGGAAGGGCTTATACTGGATTCGCCAATAAATTTAGAATGGATATTTTCCAATCTATGGTTAAGAACGCAGATAAGGCTGGATTGAATCCAATGGAAAATAGAGATTTAACAAAAAGCATAGCAGAGTTTGTTAACAATGCTACTGGTAGAGGAAAATTGCCAAAGGCACTAGAGAGGTCGTCTATCGTTTTGAATAGTTTTTTCTTTTCTCCGAAGTTAGCAACCTCTCGTTTAAACTTGATGAATCCTATTTATTATGTTCAACAACCTCCATTTGTAAGGAAACAAGCATTCAAGTCTTTATTAGCTTTTACTGGGTTGGTTGGTGGGATCTTGGCAACAGCTAAATTAGCAGGAGCAAAAGTCGGAGAAGATTCTAATAGTTCTGATTTTGCAAAAATAAAAATAGGACCAACAAGAATTGATGTTGGTGCTGGATTTCAACAATATATCAGAAGTGCATCACAACTTATAAGTGGGAAATATGTAAGTTCTACTACTGGCAAAGAAATTACTTTAGGAGAAGGATATAAACCCTTAACAAGATTAGATATATTAACTCGTCAAATAGAAGCAAAGGAAGCACCTATATTTTCTTTTATTACAACTTTATTAAAGGGACAAGATTTTATTGGGCAACCAGTTAATATTCAAAATGAAGTAGCTCAACGATTTATTCCTATGGTTATTCAAGATGCCATTGATATGTCAAAATATAATCCAGATTTATTACCGCTTTCTGCATTAGGAGCTTTTGGCATAGGAGTGCAAACATATCAACAAGATAAAAAGAAAACTGGTAAATATTTATCATTATGAGAATTTTAGAAACAACACTAACTTGGGGAATATTATTTTTAATTATATTTTCAGTTTCTTATTATGTTAATTCTCCAGTTCAAATTTGTGGATATGATTATGTTTATGATAATAATTGCGAATTATGATTTCAAAACAACAATACCTAAAACTTAAAAAACTTCTTAACCAGCTTATTAAACAAGCAGAAAAAGAAGCATTAGAAGAAGGAATAGATATTACTTCACAAGAATTTGAGGAATTGGTTTTAGCTTTGAAGATAAAGATATTAGAAGAAAAAGGATTTACTTTGACGGATTATCAAGAAGCAGGAAAACTGGTCAAAGAAACTAAAATCAAGGAAAGTCAAAGACCATCTGTTTTAATACCAAGAGAACAAGTGGAAGAAATGCTATCTGAATTTAGAGCAGAATTGGAAGTATTGACGGAAAAATTAAGGGTGGAAGAAGATAAAACTATTTCTTATGAAGAAGTAAAAGAAACGCCAGATATTGCCAAGATTGCAGAAACTATTGCCTATAAAAAAGTGGAAGAACACCATAAAAAAGCACCACATTTATCAGAAAAAGAAATAAGAAAGATAACCAAAAGCGAAATACCAAAAATTCCAGAAGATATTTCTGACAAAGTTAATGAATTAGAACAAGACATATTAGAAATACAAAAGAATGGAGTTGATTTATTAGAGAAAATAGAAAACTTAAATGTTGTTGAACTAAAAAATACTTCTAAATTACAAGGATTAAAAGATGAGTTATTTGAAGAAATAGAGAGTAATCCTAATTGGGGTATAATAACCTCTTTTGGCGAGGCGAGCATAAGATTACAGAGTCAAATAGATGAGGTTAAAGGGTTAATAACATCAGAATCTATTTGGAACAGAACAGGTACGACTATCTCACCCCAAACAGCAGGAGATAATCTTGATATGGGAGCTGGATATATTGAGCAAACAGAAATCTCTACTCCTTCCACTCCCGCCGCCAATAAAGGTGATACTTATGTTAAAGACGATGGCTTTGGCGAATCAGCTCTTTTCTTTCTTTCTGACGCAGGTAATGAAACTCAATTAGGAGCTGGTGGCGGAGGTGGAGCCACTACTTTACCCGCCTTAAACGATGTAGATGACTCTTTATTTTATATTGATAGATACGTTTTTATAGCAGATGGTTCTAAATATACAGGTAGGGCTTTAGTTACTGCTGATTTACCAGCCATAGGTTCTGATACTCAAGTTCTTTATATGGCTGGTAGTTCTCCTGCTGGAGATGCTGGCTTTACTTATAATGAAACAACAAATGTCTTGAGTATTGTAGGTGGAATAATAACGCCATCTATGATTACAAACGATGCCGCTTCTCCCACAGCTATTGCTATTACTTCTGGTTCTGCCACATCAGGTAATAGTGCTGGAGCTAACTTAACTATTCAGACGGGCAATGGTTTTGGAACAGGAGGAGGAGGTTCTCTTTCTGTTTTTGGCGGAACTGCTGGTGCTACTGGTGTTGGTGGAGGTGTAACTTTAGGTGCTGGACAAGGGGGAGCTACAAGTGGAGCAGGAGGAGGTCTACAGCTTGAAGCGGGTTCTGCCCAAGCAGGTAATAGTGATGGTGGCGATTTCCAACTTACGGTAGGACTGGCTACTGGTTCAGGAATACACGGCAGATTTATCTTTCAGCCAATGGGAAATACTGTTGGCACTGGAATTCTAAATTTTGACAACTTAACAGCTGAGAGAATCTTTACTTTACCTAATCAAGCGGGAACTATCGCCTTATCTGAAAACACTGTTAATCTAACAGGCGACCAAACAGTTAACGGAATTAAAACATTCGGTTCTATACCTGTTTTACCAGGTTCTAATCCCACAGCAGATAATCAAGCGGTAAGAAAATTATATGTAGATAATTTGGTGGGAACAGGACAAAGATTCGTAGGTGCTGTTAATGCCGCCACTACTGCTGCTTTAGCCGCTAACACCTATGATAATGGAGCGTCTGGTGTAGGAGCCACTTTAACAGGAAACGCTAATGGTTCTATTGGCACAATAGATGGAGTAGCCGCCGCTGTTGATAATGAATACTTGATTCAAGATGAAGTTACAGGAGCTAATAACGGAGAATATACTTTAACCCAAGTGGGAGACGCAGGATTACCTTATATCTTAACCAGAACTACAAGATATGATACCTCTGCTGAAATAATAACAGGAACATTCTTTAATGTTTTGGCAGGAACAGTTAACGGAAATAAGCTGTTTAGTATGACTACGGCGGGAACGATTACCGTTGGAACAACTGCCATAGTATTTGACCAATTAGGAGCATTAACTGCTTATACCGCTTCTGGCGGAGTGGAATTGTTTGGAGCTGATTTTAGATTAGATTTATTGGCTAATGGCGGATTAGAAATAACAGGAAATGAAGTAGGCGTGAACATAGATGATAGTTCTATAGGACTTGATGGCTCTGGTAATTTACAGGTAAAAGCTCTTGGTATAACCAATGCTATGCTGGCAGGTTCAATAGCCGACTCTAAACTTTCTACTATAACCACCGCCAGTAAAGTGGACTCTACCGCCATAACTGGCATAGGAGCTTTAGTTCAAGGGGATTTGATTTATGGTTCTGGAACGGATGCTTTGGCTTTACTTGTCAAAGATGCGACCGCTACAAGATATTTATCTAACACAGGAGCAAGTAATAATCCCGCTTGGGCACAAGTCAATCTGGCTAATGGAGTAACGGGCGATTTGCCTTATGCGAACTTAACCGCCTCTGGTTCTGCTTCTAAACTTTTAGGGCGAGGCGATTCTGGAGCAGGTGATTGGCAAGAGATAACTATCGGAACAGGTCTTGCTATGTCTGGGACTACAATATCCGCCACAGGAGGAGGAGGAAGCGGAACGGCAGGAGAGGTGATGGTGGTGCTTGGTTCTGATGTAACAAGAACTGTGAATACTTTGGCTGACGCAACTGGACTTTCTTTTGCCGCAGCGGCTAATACTGATTACACCTTTGAGTTTAATATTATCTTTCGTTCTTCAACAGGGGCTTCGGGCATAGCATTTGCTGTGAATGGCCCTGCTGGATTTACCACAAGTGTTTTACAAAGGTTTATTCCAACATCATTAACGGCAATAACGAGTGGTTCGGCAAGAGCGTATAATTCGGGGGTTAATAGCGCTTCTATAGACACAGCTAATGTTGATACTTTTGCTCAAGTTAAAGGCATATTAAGAAATGGAGCTACTTCGGGAACATTTATTTTAAGATTTAGACCTGAAACCAATGGAGTTACAGCCACTGTAAAAGCGGGAAGTGTATTGGTTTATAGGCAGATTACAGCTGGTTCTGGTTCTATTATCGGAACAGACACCCAAGTTTTATACTTTGACGGAGCTAATAATCCAGCAGGAGATGCAGGAATGACTTATAATGACGCAACAGATACTTTGACTCTGGCAGGTAATCTTCAAGCGGAGGATTTGCTTATAGAGGATTCTAACGCTTCTCACTATTTAACAATAACAACTACTTCTGATTTAACCGCAACAAGGACTTTAACTTTAGTTCCAGGAGACGCAGACAGGACTATCACTCTAAGCGGTGATTTAACGGTAGAATCCGCTTCATTAGTTAATCAAGACCTTACCACAGATGCTTCTCCGCAATTCACTGCATTAAATATCGGACACGCTACTGACACTACCTTGGCCAGAAGTGGAGCTGGTGATTTAACTATTGAGGGTAATGCTATTTATCGTGCAGGTGGCACAGATGTGTCTTTAGCAGATGGAGGGACAGGAGCATCATTGTCTGATCCTGATGACGACCAGATTATGATGTGGGATGACTCGGCAGGAGCAGTTGTGTTTATGGACATAGGGACAGGACTTACTATAAATGCTACTCCTGTGTTAAGCGTGAATGCTACTTTAGATGATATTTACACCAATGGCAGGTCTATCGTAATGGACTTGGATAAAATTACTTTTGACGCCAATGATGTTTCTAACGACATATTTTTCTTTGATATAGATATTCCCACTGGCGGAGGAACAATAAATCCTTTTCTTTATGATGAGAATATCGTTTACGCTAACGGAAATACTTATACCAGCGTTGTTCATAATATAGATGTGAATCTTAATTTGTCGGGAGTAACTGGCCCGAATACCACAACTTCTACTTGGAGTTGGATAGATATGGATTTGACTTATACCGCAGGCGGGTCGGGAACAAACACATTGGCGTTTAATTTATTCGATGTGGATGTATCTGTAGGCGGTCCTGGCGGAGCAATTTTGAGCGGAAACTTTATCAATTTCAAAGTAGCAACCACTCCGCAATTCTCGGTATCCGCTGTCGGCAATGTCTACGCTTTGGGAACTTTGGAAATAGACGGAGCGGCACAGTTTGATGGAGCAGCGACATTTAATTCTACTGTTAGCGGAATATCAGGAAGGATGGTGTCTCGCCAGATACTGACGCAGGGAACGACAACTTATACCAGTCCGGCAGGCGTAACCAGAATTTTCGTCCAAATGATAGGAGCTGGCGGTGGAGGCGGTGGAGCAGATGCGAGTGCTGGAAATATATCTATTGGCGGAGGAGGCGGAGGCGGTTCTTATGCAGAAAAGATATTTACCGTTACGGCTTCCACTGGCTATACCGTAGCGATTGGAGCTGGCGGTGCTGGAGGAGTGGGAGCGAATGGGGGCAGTACGGGCGATAACACGACTTTCACAGTAGGAGGAACGACTGTTACCTGTGGTGGCGGAGTTGGCGGAGCTACTTTAGCTCTTGGAACTTCGGCTGTCCCTGTTTTAGGAGGAAATGGCGGAGCGGTATCAACCAATGGAGACCTAAACAGCAGAGGAAATGCAGGCGGATTCGGTCATAGGGTTTCGGGCACTATCGCAGTAACGGGATTTGGAGCTTCTGGGTATCAAGGACAGGGTGGAGGAAACTCAAGAGCGACTGTTGGCAATGGAACCGCTGGCACGGGTTATGGAGCAGGAGGAGGCGGAGCTTGGGCGGATAGCACTGTAGACAGGACTGGCGGAGCGGGGTCGGACGGAATAATTATAGTTTGGGAGTATTCAAGCTAATGAAAGAACAAAACGGAAATCACAAAGAATTATATCAAAGAGTTACCTCATTAGAGGCAAATTATAGAAATATGAAAGAATGGATTATTAAAATTGACAATCAGGTTAGCAATCATTTACCTACCAAGATAGAGGAAATGGAAAAAAGATTCAGTAAAAAAGTGGATAGTTTAAATAATCGTTTATTGGTCGGATTGGTTGTTCTGGTGATAACCCAGATTATTTTAAAGATATTTGTATAGCACATTTTATCGGAAGGAGGCGAGGGTCGTGTTATTAAATGTAGAGATTTTTTGCCCCGTTTGCGACAGGAAACTGATTAAGGTGGCTAACCACGAAGTGAGCAAAGCTCCAATTGTTAGATGCCTGTCCTGCAAACGGGAATACGAGGTGAAGGAGGTGTACGCCACCATAGAGCAAAAGAATTTTCAAGAAATCCCTCCACTTTTCCGTGACGACGGCCTCCTGTTTTAAAAGAAGGGAAGCCAGCGATCTAACCTGGCTTCCCCCCTTCCTACTGGGTAGTCGGAAACATCTCTTCCTGAAGGGGTTAGAGATGCGGGTAAGCTATCCAGTAGAGAGGGAAAGGTCGCATAGATTTTAAGAAAAATACATAGATTTATGTTTTTATTCAAAAAGAAAATTAGTGTACCAGAGGGGTTTAAAGGAGATTTAATACCTTCGCCAAAAGATGATAGGGATTACGCCTTATCAAGCGTTAGTCCTATCATTCAAAGATATCCCGAAGTTTGTCCCGCTCCATTTGATTCAACGATTAGCAATCAGGGGAACATTCCGTCTTGTGTCGGTCATTCTTTATCTGGCATTAAGCAGTATTTAGAACTTAAAGAAAAAATATCAAAAGATTTTGACGGGGATTGGCTTTATTATGAGTGTAAAAAGATTGACGGTTATCCTGA